GGAAGAATGGCGGGAAGTGTGGTGGGAAGAACGGTGGGAAGAATGGTGGGAAGTGTGGAGGGAAGAACGGTGGGAAGAACGGTGGGAAGTAAGGCGGGGTAAAGGTAAATACCTTATATGTGTACTGAATAACTGTACCCATTGGTACAACTTTATTTGATTCAATGTTTTGAATAGATACTACATCATTATCTGCTAAAGAATTTCCTGGGGTGGTTTGCTCTAAATACGTTAAACCCAAATTACTTAAATTTATTCTTGCTGTGTTTTTGCTAATTCCTATAAGATTAGGAACTGAAACTTTTCTAGTTCCAGTTTTAATTCCATAAAATCTAGTTACCACTTTAGGCGCTCAAATCGCCTATTACAACCCAAGAATTCAAATCTCTTTTTAGTAATGTTGCAGAAGACCATTTTGTTCTTAGCTTCAATCCTGGTGTTGAATTTGGAATAAATCCACTTCCAGCTATGGTTACTTGAGAATCTCCTGTCTGCAAAACTTCTATTGATGATCCTACTGGGATAGAAGAAGAGTCAGATATTGTTAATGTTCCTCCGCCTGACATTTCTATTAACTTAAACAAATCTGAAGAGCTTGTTGTATAAGATGTATTTGCATATACTGTAGATACAACTTTATTTGATTTTAAGTCTAATGCAGATTGTGTTGCTGTTGAAATTGGTTTATTTAAATCAGATGTGTTATCTAAATCTGATAAACCAATCATTGATTTTGTTATTCCCGATACTGTTCCTGTAAATGTTGGACTATTTATTGGTGCCTTTAAAGCAACATTAGGGATAGTCTCATATGTTGCTGCTGCATCAGATTCAGATATTTTTGTGCCAACTAGTGTGGCTAATGCAGCTGCGGCTGACTGATCACTTTGCAATGCTGTAGCAATTTCGGCAAGTGTATCTAAAGTTGTTGGAGCTGAGTTTACAAGATCAGCAATTTTTTGATCTGTATATGAATTAACTGAGTCAGGTATTACTGAGTCTAAAAGTTTTCCTGAAGAATTTAGACCTGCAAATCCACTAGGATTATTTCTATCCGCCTCAAGAACATAATCTCCCAATGAGTTACCAATGTTGTTGCCAAGCGCATCTGTGTATGCAATTGCACTAGATAATGTATCTTCTGATGAACCTATAGGATCATATAAATTTTCAGTTACAGAAAGAACTCTTCCAGACGTAAAATATTGACTGTCTCCTTCTGGAATATCTGATGTTGTAAGTGAATTTATTTCAGATTGAATTGCAATATTTCTATTTGTTATTTCATTTGATATTGCTGTGCTAATAGCATTGTTTCTATTTGTTACCTCTGATGCAATTTTTAAATCTGTATCCTCTGATGCTGCTGAAATTGCTAACTCTATTGTAATTGTATCAGCAATAGCTGCAGACTCTTCAGCTGCGGCAATGGCAGCAGCCTGTGCAGCATTTGCTTTATTTGTTGCATCTAATAGTGCTGATGCAATTGCTTCTGATTTAGCGGTATTGGCCTTATTGGTTGCATCTATTGATGCTGTAGATATTGCATTTGCAATAGCCGAAGCTGTTGCATCTATAGCTCTTTGATTTGTAAAATATTTATTGGAGCCCTCTGAAATTGTTGATGTAGTTAATGCTGATAGAGCAGCAGTTAGCTCTGCATCCATAGATATGGAGTCTGGTAGCTGAGATGTTAATATCTTGCCTGTTGGACCTAGTGTAGCGACTCCATTAGCTTCCCCCAATTTAAATGCATATGAAGATGTTGCGTTCCATCTTGAACCATTTCCAATTTTAAATTTCAGTGTGTCTGTCTCTATTCCAATTTCTCCTGGAAGAAGGATTGGATTATTTGTAGTCCAATTTGAAGACACGTCTCTTCTTAGCTGAATTCTAATTGCCATTATGCGCCTCCTCCATCTATTGGTGTTCCCTCTTCATCAGATGAGCTACCACCATCCCAAGATGGGTCTGATGAATATATTGTATTACCGCTTGGATCTCCGCCATCAAACAAAGTTAATTGTTGTGCAGTGGGATTACTAATATTATCTACTGGAGCACCTCCATCAACGGCATCAATTATAGGAAGAGTTAGCTGTACCCCATTACCAGAAAAATCTTTAAATGTTATTGGGTCATTTATATCAATTGTATGTACATCCCCATCATATGTATGTGTATGCATATAAAATGGAGTTGGGTCATCGCTTTTAGCTATATTAACCCAAGTTGTTCCATTATGAATTTTTAAGGCCTTCTCTGTTGTATTAAAAAACACATCACCTTCCGACCCACTTGGGTCGGAGGCGAGTGTTAGTAAATTAAGTAAGGACTTAAATTTTCTTGACATGTTATCCTGTTACAACTACTCTGAACTCATTAAGTGCTGGTGCTGAAGCAAACTTAATTGTTACATAGTCAACGTTAGTATGCTCTACATCTGTTTCAACTTGTCCGTAATCTGCAGCATTTTGGAAAACCTGTACAGTAACATCTTTTGTATTAAATCCATGATTTATTTGATAAGATGTTGCGCTAGCATCTCCTATGCTTTCTGCATGCTTTCTTACACCGTAACCGCTATCTGGAACAATGTTTCCAGAGCCATCAAATGCAAGTCCAGTTCCTAGCTTTACTGAAATATTGTCTGAATCAATTTCAATACCATTTTGTGCTATTAATGTATTTTGCTTAGTATTGATTGCATTTGTTACTGTTGTGAAATAATTTTCATCGTCATTAATTGCAGCTGCAATTTCATTAAGTGTATCTAGAAGACCAGGGGCTCCGTCGATAAGGTTATTAATTGCTGAATCAATTCTATCCTTAACAGTATTTCCTGTAGACCCGTCTACGGTGTTATCTCCGATAAGGTAGTCTAGAGTATTTCTTGTTGCAATTTCGTTTCCAGATGTTACTGAACCAATATATGCTGATCCGTCTGGATTAAGGATAATGTCTCCATTATCTGATGTAACATTTACATCTCCAGCTGTTGACTTAAGGTTCAGGTCTCCATAGTTAGCCTGAATATCAAAATCATGGCTTCCAGAACGAATAGCAATTTCGCCTTCGTTTGCAATCGTTACACCATCTGTAAAGTATAGTGTATCTATAATTCTTTTATTTGAAAGATCTTGTGTATCTGAAGTTCCTACTACATCTCCAGTTACTCCATGAACTCCTGTTGTTAAATTATTATGAGCATCTATTGCATCAGCTACGTCTGAAGCATTTACTGTGGCTTGAATCCAAGATGTTCCATTGTCTAAATATATAGTACTGGTCTCTGTATCGATATACAGCGTTCCAGCCTTTGATGCTGCAGGACGTGCTGCAGTGCTTCCAAACTTTGTAGATCCACCTGCAACCCACTGGGTTCCGTCATAGAACTTCGTTACATTATCTTGTGTGTTGTAATAAATCTGACCTGCCACTGGTGAAGATGGGTCGGAGGACAGATTTTGTAGTCTAGCGTTTAGTAACTCATTTTTATTGAGATCTAAACTAACTAAAAATTTTCTAGCCATTTTTTATTCTCCTTTATGACAGGTATGCTGTCCCTGAAAATGGTTGAGCCATTGTCAGTGTTATTTTATTTGTACTGCTATAATCTATTCCTGTTTCTACTAAATCTCCTGCACTGTCTTTTATAGTAGCGTTTGGATAGAATCCTAAATTGTGTGTTATCTCCACATAGTAGTTATTATTTACAGGGCCCTCAACTTGAGCAAGCTCCCATGAAGTTGTATACGCATACTCTGCGCCTTCTTGTATAAATTTAATGATTGTTGCATCTGACCAGCTTACATCACTAAGCTTTGGGCCATAAAAATCTGTTGTTGCTGTGTTGTAGTAAAAGTCTCCAGTTAATCCTAGATTAGCAGCTGGTGTACCAGTTCCACTTAAAATAGTTCTACCTCTAGGGCCTTGCGGACCTGGAGTTGATACGATTACTTTGTTTTTAGTTTCTTTAACTATTACTTTTTCAGTCATTATATGGTAACCGATCTACTGAGCGTCATAAAACCCTCTAGGAGTTTTATTTTGTTCCCATTAGAATCGATCATCATAATGTCATAGGCAGACTTTGGATAGAATAGCTTATTTGTTTGAGTTGGTGTCATTTTTACTGATACTGTTCCAGTTGGACCATCTATTACAATTCCACCACTTGGTGATGTTAGTGTAAAAGCTAATTTAGACCCACCCTGTGTATCACGTACCTGCATTTTTGCAGATGCACCAGTAATATCAATAGGCGTAGTTTCATCATCTAAGGTATATTGAACCTCAAAAGTGAAAGTAGCATTTTGATCTACTTCAAAGTTTTTTGTTACTGCCATTTGCCATAGTCTCCTAAATAGGAATACTCCTGTACCAATTTTAGCACAGGAGTATTTCTAATTGACTATTTATTTAGCTGGTGACTTGAAACCATATTCTTGGTTGCTTGGACTCAAAGCCTTCAAAATAACTGGGGCAACAGCTGCCACTCCACCCATAAGAAGGTCCTTTGGATTCGTATTTCCAGTCATGTACAAAGCAATTGCTGCTGAAAGAAATGCACGAGCATATGTTCCAAGAGCTGCTAGGATCTGTTCTGTCATTGTTACCTTTCCATCTTTGTTTAAATCCGCTTTATCGAATTTAGCCATTTTATCATCTCCATTTTGGGCGGTGTGCCCAGAATTTTGGTGTTACCCAATACTTTATTCTACCATTATGCTGAAATATCTACAAGCTCACAGTTTCCGTCTGAGCTGCATGCAAGAGTAGCATTTGTTGAAGTTCCATCTTCTGTCTCATAAAAAGACAAGTCTTCCCATCGAATGTTGGTTGGCATCTTTGAAAGAAGCTCTTCGTATTCCTCTTTTGTTACTTCTTGGTATGGTGCTTGTTTATATGAATGATCTGAATGAGGAAGGAATGAAATTCCAGACACTTCATCAAAATGCTTATATACCCAAGCTCCGACTTCCATCCACTCATCTTCTTTTACAGAAACTGTAATAGAAGGTTTATGCTCACACCATGCACGTTGATAGACAAGCCAAATATTTAAGTGATCAATTGCTGTTAAATCATTTCTAACAATAGCCCCTTCTGGTGCTTTTACTGGAAATGAGAATACGTATGTATCATTTGGCTTCATGACATCATCTTCAACTGGAATTCCAACTTCTTTCAAAAATACTGAGATTGGATCTCCCTTTGATCCACGAACTGTGCGGATGTAGTGCTGAGAATGCCAAGGGTGCATTCCAGAAGACACTCCTACAAGTTGTGAAACAGTTCCTGAAGGCTTTACACATGTAATTGAAGCAGAAGGATTAATGCCAATTTTTTCTGCTTCTATTGCATTGACTTCTCTTGCTTTTGTTCTCATTCTTTGAAGAATATGCTCAAGTCGAAGCATGTTATCTTTTCTTACAATTTCTTCATCATACACTGGTCCGCCACCTTCTGTTAATTCAAATGAACCAACATCTCTTGCCTTGCCAGCAAATAACTTATTTCCAAATTGTCCTGTAAGGGAAACTCCTAAAAGCCTTTCCTCTTCAGTATTTTCTTTCCAGATATCACGGATATAATCAAAGTTTGTTAGTGTTGATTGCCATGTTCCAAGTATAGTTGCAAGCTTTACTTTATGTGTCACAGACTCTTCGTCATCATTCTCACGAATTACAACTTCTGAAAGATTACAAAATTGGTATGGTCGCAAAATAATTTCAGAGCAAGGATTTGTTCCATAATGAATATCTGGACTTCTTCCATATTTTGCAGCTTGAGCTTGAGCTGCAGCTACATTATAAATTCCACGCTCACCTGACTTTGAGTCATAAAGCGACTTCCATTCTGCAATAAACTGTTCCATGTCTGGCTTGCGTGAATAAGCAACTGAGTTATTTGAAAGTGCACGTTGTGGGGATCCTTCCCACCAATTGCCTGCTTTTGCTTGTGCCATTTCAATATCATTAATGTTTGAAAGAGAGATCATGGCTGAACGGCGTACTCCACCAACAACTACAACTTCTCCGATCTTACACATTATGTCATGACATTCAATTGGCTTAAGGCTTCTTCCAGCCGCAGATTTAAATTTAGCAATTGTAAAATCAAACAAATTGACTAATGGTTGTGGTCCAGACGATCTACCACCCATTGTCTTTAATCTTGCTCCTGCTGGTCTTACATTGGTAATATCAATAGAAGGAATTTTGCCTTCCCATAAATTTTCTAGTAGGCTTCTGTATGCAGTTGCCCAGCCTTGTTTTGAATCCTCTACAACAATTATGTCTTCTGTTTTTTCAAGTTTTTCTGGAACTGGTGGAAGATTATTGATGTATTTGTATTCTACAGAAAATCCTACCCCTGTTCCACACATTAGTACGTACATTGTTTCGTCAAATGATCTTGGTGAATCAACTGGTAAAAATGCACAGTTGTATCCAGCTACGTTGTCTCTTTCAAGAGCGGCACCAGAAGTCATGAGTGCTCGCATAGAAGGCATAACATTTCTATTGTAAACAGCATGCTTTAAATTAGAAACAAGAATATCATCTGGAGTATAATCAAAATTTGTCTTTAAGTTATTTAACATAAAAGAAAAATATCTATCTACAGTTTCTTTCCATGTCTCTCTTCTATTGTCCTCTTCTACCCACCTTGCGTATCTAGACAATGCAATAAAGTTCTCATAGGGATTTTCAATATTATTTAAAGAATTGCTTTCATCAATATACTTTAATGGTTTTTCAGTAAAATAAGACATATACGACCTTTTCTCCGCCTTGCGGTGTTAAATTTTTGAGTGAAGTCCTAGTGTATCAAACTTTTATTTAAAGGTCTAGAGCAAAAAAATATTTTGAAAATACCAAAATGTGAGACGTATTTCTAGTTGACTGGCTTGACAACGCTTATATATGAATGTTATGATTATAGTTCGTTATCTCTAGAGGAGGAAATGCCAATGGAGAATATAAAACAGCAGTTTAGCGATTTAGTTCGTGACTGGACAATAATAACAATGATTACATTGTTTTTGTTTTCTGGATCGCCTGCAAATGCTTTAACTGTAAAACCTTTAGTGAAAACTGAAGCCCAACTAAAGCAAGAAGTCTTAGATAAGTTCAGTAAAGAAATTTACAAGCCATCTGAGATGCTTACAGACAAAGAGTTAGTATTACTACTTAAGACTGTAGGATTCGAAGGAGTAGGCCTTAAGAAAGCTTGGTCCATAGCAAAGCGTGAATCTAATGGAAGACCGCTTGCATATAACGGGAATAGGAATACAGGAGATAGTTCTTATGGACTGTTTCAGATAAATATGCTTGGAAATCTTGGTCCTGAAAGACTTGAGAAATTCAACCTAAAGAGTAACAAAGAGTTATTCGACCCAGTAACAAACGCAGAGATAACGTACTACATGACCGAAGGCGGAAGCAATTGGTCAGCTTGGAAGGGTATGACCCCAAAAGCAAAGGAATGGCTATTGCTATTTCCAACCAATGCTGAGGAATAGGAAGTTATGAAGATACAGTATGTATCTGAATATATAAAGCTTTCAGAAGAGGGCCTTGTATCTAAATTGGAATGTCCAATGGATCAGGGCCCTCTATTTCCTAACATGACAATTGAAGAAGATATGTACATGTATTGTTTATCGTGTTCATATCGAAAAGACTTAGGGATAGATTCCCAATACTATTCTGAAATAGTAAAAAAGGTTGATGATGTCAGAAATAAATACAAACAAGATTAAAAAAGAATCAGACCCAATTCCAGTTACGGATTCCATGGGTAGAGAAATATTTTGGGAAGATTTAGGAAGACCAAATGAATGAAGAGCCAGTAAATTTAGAAGACAACCTACCCATGGTTAATTACATTATGCTTCACAGAATTTATGATATGCTAACACTCATTGCTAATAAAGTTGTTGGTAGTCAAGACACAGAAAAAATGGTAGAATATCATAAACAGGGTTATCTATTAGGACCAGACCCTTCTTACACTCCAGGAGAAGAAAATGAATAAAGACAGAGATTCAGTAATTGAATTAATGACAAATGTTTATCAGAACGGCAATACAATGATGTGTCTACAATCTGGCATGTCAGCAGAAGAAACTGAAGAAAAAATTAATCAAAGTAGACCAGCAGTTCAATATCTTATGAGTGCTATTTTTGATAAGCTAGATGAGAATAACATTCTAGTTGAAGAATAAGTGATATAATTTATATATGTCACCTCGCAACTTCCACAGAATAATGCAAAGTCCATACTTTAGACTAGATCAACAAATTCAGTCAAAGTGTAGATGCTGGGAGTGCAGATTAGAAAATTTTTTTATTAGATTTTTTAATAAAAATAGAAGTAAATAGTATTACATGGGTTGAGATAAAACTCCCTATGTATGCACGTAAGTGCTAGAACCCATTCGGATCCGCCTCTGAATGGGTTTCTTACTTTTCTAAAGTTCTTTTAAACCAAAAATCAATATCAAATACAAATCCAGTGGTCATATATCTAGTTCCTCTGGTAACCTTTTTAATTCCGTGTAAGTAATCTTCTGTTCCTGGATGAGATATCAACATTCTTGATTTTGGCTTAATGATTGTGTCTTGATTTACATACTCTATCTCACCGCCATCAAAGTCATCGTTATAATATAAAACGTAGCCTCTTGTGACATACATACTATCTCCGCCATCATGTGTGTCGCTGTGTGGTGGCAAAGCCCAGATTTCATTTGGCCCACTAGAGGTTGTCATTCTTTGAATCATAGCAACAGCATTTGCTTTTTCTTTTTCATTATCTATAACTGCTATAATTCTTAAATTAATTTTATCTAGCACATCTTTTGCTTCTTCGCTTAACAAAGACTTATTGCCATTTTCAAATGCGCCTGGATCGCCAAACCATCCATCTTCTTTAATACAGTCAGACATTATGGTAGCGCATTCTTCTTCTGTTATAAAATCTTCAATTTTCCATATATCACCTAATATGTACTCTTTATTCATATATTAGCCTATCGTGTTTATTCTAGTGTAGTGAAAGTGCGAAAAGTGCGTCGGCGGTAGAAGAACCCCATATGCTTTATAAAGGCTCTGTAGCCATTTTGAGGCGATTTCAGGATATGGTCTATACTCAGACATCAAGAACTGCCTTTATATGGGCTATAAGGCCTCTAGAGTATTGTTGGTTTAAATGAGCTCCATCATCTGTTTCATTTTCATTTAAATACAAAGACTTTATTACATTCTCTTGAATAGATATTGTTTCTGCATTGTCTCTTAATATATTAATAAAGCTATCATAACTTTCTACAATATCTTCCCTAGAATAAACATACTTGTAATCCTCAATTGGTGAAACAAATGATTCTTCAGGAATTGGGACGGGCTCTAGAAATATAACCCTACAGCTAAAGTAATCTTTAATTCTATTAATGTATGCCTGTACAAGATACATCTCATTTTTATGTCCTGGAAGATGTCTTAGTATATCTTGATCTCCCCAATGTACAATAACGATGTCATCTTCATTAATACTAAATCCTTCTGACATTTTATCCAAAACAGTCTTATCCTCGACAACTGTCCATGCAGCCGAAGGGATGAGCCAAGAAAATGTGATACCTTCAAGCTTTAAATTGCCATAAAATGGCTCAGGGGAGGCGGAGTTAAAAGATCTCCACTTTAAGCTATAAGGATTACCAAAGTACTCAAGTGCTGCAGCATAGTTAGATACGTGTGAATTACCAAACATGTAGACATTAGACATCTAGAGGACCATTTGTTCCAGTTGCTTGAGATTCAGTAATATCTATTATTGGTTGACCAGAATTAGCATCTTCATATACTAGACCCTTATCTCTGAGTTCTTTAACTCTTTTGTCGTATGCAAAAGCTGTTGTGACATATCGAACTTTATCACTAGTTACTGGATATACTCCGTGGAAATACTTTCCTACACCAGGATGTATGAGAAGATCTCCCTTTTCCGACTTATATTGCAATGGCATTGCAGGATGTGGTCCTTCGATTCTAGGGTAATATATTTCTCCCCCCTCAAAATCACTAATATAAAGTACGAATGATAGTTCTACAAAATTATTTCTTCCCATGTCTTCTGTTGGGTTATCTGAGTGCTCAAACATTCCTTCACCCTTTTGCATTCTATGGATAGATGCCATATCGCTAAGGAACCAGTCATCTGTGAACAGTTTTGCAATTTCTTCTTTAATACCTATAAATGTTTGCACTATCTCTGGATTTTCAGCAGCAAACAAGAATTTGCCATGCCACCATTCTCTTTTATTTCTCTCCCACCATTTTTTTTCTGGAGTAGACTCTGCAAATTCAACCAGTGAATCGCAAATATCGTCTGAGATAAAGTTTTTAATGACCCAAATGTTTTCTTCAATTTGAGTAAAGTTTGGATGTGACTTGATTAAGTCGTAATTAAACATTTCAGCCATTTGATCTCCTTGTAGGGATATTGGGATTTGAACCCAAAGTCGATTGTATATAAGACAATTGCTTTAACCAGATTAAGCTATATCCCCTAGTTCATTCTTACTTGTAGGATTAACCCACATATATGAACTAGGATAGCTACGATGCCTACCCAGATTATTGTCTTCATTTCCCGCCCTTAATTAATTTTTCAATGCAGCTAGTGCAAAAGTTTTCAAGTATACCTTTAGAGTTAATACGCTCTACATACTTTGGATTATTGCAAAAGTCACACTTCATATCTACAGTATACTATATATTCTAGTCAACTACAATATTCCAAGTTAGATGAATATCGATATCACTTTGATCTTTGTAGAATGTGCCATGCCTTACTGGAAAACAAGCAAGTTTTACAGACTGCAAATTTCTGTTAACTACAGCAGTATACATTTCTGGACCTGTTCCAGTTATCCAGACAAAATCTGGAGTCTTTTCATATTTGTTATTTGCTATCTCAGTGCACTTATAAACCATTAGGTCTATAACCTTTTTAAGCACTGGATCATTAGGTGCTGCCAAGAAAAATGCATTTGTAAACACATCTCTAGCTTCCCCGTTTGTTTCATGCTCTACGCACACATTTAGGGTTCCGCTAAAATCTATAGGGTATCTTTTTACAAAGTCCATACAGTAAGTGCAATCTTGTCCATGCATTCCGTTTTTTGAGTAGATGCTATCCATGTCTGCATACATACCGCCATATTTATATACTACTAGGTACCTCCAGAAGTCCGCTCTGTACATTCCAGGTTTTATCGACTTGTAAAGATCTAAGTAGTTTGGATAAAATTCTTCAATAAAGTTTTCTACGTCAACATCAGAAAAATATCGATATTCCCAATCTGGAAAAGCTTGTTTCCAGGACATTGAGTTGAGTTTATACTTTTGTGGTAGATCATCATATTCAAATTTATGTGTCTGCCAGATTATCTTAGGAATCATACTTAAATTATAGCAGTATTATTCTAGTTGACTATTATTTTTAATATTGTAAAATGTTAATAAAATATTTTTTTTGGATCTATCACTTGATCTTAGGTCTTAGGTCTTACTATATATAATATATTTATTATTTATTGATTTACTGACCCCCCGACCCCCCTAGAAAAATTATACTATTTCTATTTTCGATGTCAACCCCTTTTCAGATTTCTAAAAATGTTAATATATTTTTATCTTGTACGATACACACATTTAGAATGTCCGTTTTGTCTCGATAGTCCGCACATATTAAGGGCTTTGTGACCTATCTCACTGGATTTTTTTGAAATTTGTCCCGAATGTCCGTTTTGCGAGTTGAAATTTGTCAGACCCCCATGATAGTCTTAAGACATAAGGTTAAACGAAAGGAGATAAGCAAATGCTTACTCAAACTACACTAGACGCAATCGTCTATGAATACCAACATGGTGGCGTGAAGTCATACCGCCACTCTATCTCAATGACAGAGCGCAAGGCTCTGCTCAAGTACCTATTCACACTACCTACTAAGTGTGACCCTGCGTGTGAGGCAACTCACACCGCATAGGGTGCGTGTCGTGTTGCTAATGTCAGACCTATCCGCTACAATTCCAACTATAAACAAACTAAAGAAAGAAGAACAGACAATGACTATCACTTACTCACTATGGCAAGGTAGCCAACTACTAAGCGTTAATAACAAGGCAAGCAAGCCAGAAGAAATCCTAGCCGTAATGGAAGAACTAAACAAACTAGGTAAGGGATTTTCTTTTATCGTGAGAGAAGTAGAGGTAAGCAAGTAATGTCATACGCATACTCATACCAAACTAATAGCGTGTCTAAGTGGGACACTATTCAAGAAGATGTGGCAGACGCTTACACTTACTTAGATGAAGAAGAAGAAGTCCCTGCTGATGATTTTGATGATTTCAATGATGAAGATGATGAGCAACTAGCAAAACTATACGCACTAACATGGGAGAACTAATAAATGACTATCGAACTAAACGAATACGGGCTAATGCTTGACCTAGGGGATTTCCTCTATGTATCTCAATCATGGGCGTTTATTATCTTGTCGGTGCTAGGTGTTACAATTTATAAAGTAATCGAGAGAAAGAAGAATAAGTAATGAATAGACTACTAACTAGCCTAGTCCAATTGGCTATCGCTATTCCCGCCCTATACATGGGGCGCATGATGTGGCGTGAGATCGTAGCCGATTTTAGAGAGTGGGATAAATCACACTAGGGTAACGGCGTGTCGCCTTGACATAGGCGTCAGCTGCCCCTACGAAGTGTGGGGGCTGTGGATAACTTACGGTTATCTGTGGAAAACCCTGAAAATTTGTGAGGTTTATCACAAAAAAGATTTAGCAAAACACGGCGTGTCGTGTGGTAAATGTCAGTCCCCTCGTGTATAATTCCTACTATCAACAACAACGAAAGGTCGTTAAAATGACACTTGATGAATACAAGGCGCTAGTAGAAGCGCAACGCAAGGCAAGCCTTCTAAAGGCTATCGCTACAATGTCAGAGGCTAATGATAAGATGGGCTCTCTATTCAATACTAAGGAGGCTAACTAATGGGTTATGTAGAAATCTTTCGCCTAGATGATGAGGGCGCTGGTTGGGTTGATTTGGAAGATGCTACACCAGAGGAATTGCTTAATTTAGAAATCGGATTATTTCAAGAGGGGGCTCTATAATGGAGAAAACACAATTTGAAAAAGATTTAGAAATCAAGGAAAGTTTTATTGATTTACTTAATGATGTTTATCCTACTGTAAAGATTGGTTACTCAACTTTTACACCCGCCGAAATTTTAGAATGTTGCGACCCAGTAGCATTTGCGATTGGTTTAGTAGAACACGAAGATTATTTAGCAGAAATGGAAAATGAATGAGCGACTTATTCGGATTTGAAAAAGCAATTCAAATTGATCATCTTACAGATGAGCAAATTGATAAGTTAGAAGAAATCTTCAAAGATTTTCAATAACTAACGGCGTGTCGGCTTGACAAAGCTGATCCGCCCACAAAAGCACGGGGTCGGGCGTGTCGTTACGACATTGTTATAAAATCCCGTGAATTTTACGGCGTGTCAATTTGACAGACAAATCGGACATTTTGATGTGATGTAAAACACATGGCTTGAGCGTCTTACTATTTGGAATTACTGGCTAGTAAATAGAAAATGTCAGTGGCTTAGGCTATAATTGCTACTATCAACAAACGAAAGGTGACAACTAATGTCAGCAAATGTCTATACTATCTCCGATTTACTAATCGGTAAAATCTATCGTTCCCGTTCCGTTGAGGGAGAAATTATCTCAGCAGAGCCTCACCCTGATTGTATCCACTATGACGGCGCAGAGGCTTATCGTGTAGAGGTTCGCCCTGTTTATTACACAACTAGCGGAAAGTCACGCTGGTTCGGTAATACTACTTATCGCTCAGTAGCAGTAAAGGTCGGTGACTAATGCTAAACATAATTGACAAAACTAATTTTTATGAAATCGCAGATGAGCAACACTTTTGCTGTGATGAAAGCCAATTTAAGTATTACTGTATCGAACACTTAGA